AGAACGGAGAAGATGAAAAAGAATGAACACCGCCATTGAAACCGCAAAGGGATCCGACACAACGATCCTTCAAAAAACCGGCTCGAATGGAAATGACTCGACGTTTTTCGGCGTGTCCGTCCGTGCGTGGCTGGCGTTCATACTCGTTGTCACCATCGCCATTACCTACATCATCGTGGTTGCGGGCGTCGTTGTGGACGCAATCTTGAACAAGGACTGGAGCAAGGTCGGGACGTTCGCCAACGTGGGCGAACCTCTTTACTCGATGTCGATTGCTGCGTTGTCGTTTTATTTCGGGCAGAAGACGAGCAGGCCCGCATGAATAATGTTCGAGATCTGGCACGATAATCGAAAGAAGCTGCGCCAACCGTTCTTGGAGTGGCGGCTTTACGAGCCACTGCCGAGCACAGCGGCGGCGGTTGGCAGGGCAGTCGAAAGAATCATTGCCAAACGGGAATGGAACCTGATTACTATCAGCCGCTCGTTTGAGAAACCGATTAATGAAAAACCTCATCACGATTAGCCTTGCACTCTTGTGCTGTAGTTGCACCACTTTTCGCGTCACACAAGTCGATGAAAGCCCGAATGAGCGAACGATCCGAACGGAAATTAGCGCGACAGCGTGGTTCTCGTCGGCGCAGAACATCTCGAAAATCAAGGCTCTCCAGACCGACAAGACCCAATCTTTCGGCTCCGACGCGATAGGTCAGCATGGTGCCACTAACACTGTCGAAGCCTTAAGAGCCATAATTCGAATAATGGAGCTTGTGCGACCAACGCCATGAAACACTTGAACCTTCCACCGAAAAACCGCCCGCGTTGAAGATATTCTAACAAAATGGAAGAGCTAGTCTCAAAAGACCTCGAAAACGAGACGATGAGCAAGTTCCATGAGCAGATGCTCACGGATTGTAAGATGCTTGTTAAGCGGTCGAGGGATGTGATGTGTAAGCATTACCCGAAGTGGGACAATGCTGACATGGTCTTTCGAGGTATTCGTCCACGTGATGGTGAAGACTTAAAAGCCAAAGAGCGCAGTGAGCCGGAGAAGATGGTGGTGCCAATTTCATACAGCCAGATTCAGACCTTTGTCGCTTTCTGCTACTCTCTATTCACCCAGCGTGAAAAGATGTTCGAGCTTGTGGGGTTTGAGGCTGACGATGAAATGCCAGCGAAGGTTGGTGAGGCTTTGCTGTCTCGCGACTTACGCCACAACAAGTTCGAGGCACTGTTGCAGCAGTTTTTGCTAGACATAGCAAGGTTTGGCATCGGCGTATTCAAAATTTGTTGGACCACGGATAAACAAATGGTGCGTGAGACAATAACAACTGAACCTTTTTCTATGTTCGGTGTGAAACTCACCAACGGGCGACAGATTGAGCGCGAGATTGAGAAGGTGAAGTATCAGGGGAATAAGCTGGTGCACATCTCTCCTTATCGTTTTTTCCCAGACCCGCGCTTGCCACTCATACGCTTTCAAGAAGGCGAGTTCTGCGCGTCGGAAGATATTTACTCTGTCTCACAACTCAAACAATGGGAGCACGAAGGTAAAATTGCTGGCGTTAAGCACATCCCAACGTTCGACCGTGCTGAATACGAAAAGCAGGGTGGGTATCGTTTCGACTACGAGAGTGAAACCTACGGCGCTACGGCACCTGGCGCAACTGGTGTCGGTACTGGACAAATCAAGAAAGTTGTTCTCATAACCGAGATCCAACGCACCATCGTCCCTGCTGACTACATGGTCGACGACAAGCCGCTTGGGAAGGAGACGCGGCCTATTAAGTATAACGTCTGGCTAGCGAACTATCGCCGCGTTATCAAGTGCGAGCCGCTTGGATATGTGCATGACGACTTTACCTACGTTGCCTCACCGTTCATCTTTGATGACAACATTTACCTTCCAGACAGCCTTGCCGATTCAATAAGTGTTTTGCAAGACGTTATAACCTGGTTCATCAACTCACGCATTACGAACGTTCGCAAGGTTATTCAGGATAAGCTGCTTGTTCATACCAAGTACGTAAACATGCAAGACTTGGAGGACCGCAACCCCATCATCCGGGCTAGTGCTGGTGCCCCTGCTGATCTCAACAAGGTAATGATGCAGTTGAATCTGCAAGACGTCACTACCAACCACATCGCTGATGCGAAGTATCTTCACGAGATTGTCCAAATCGTCACCGGCATCAACGACTCACTTCTTGGACAATTCCAGTCCGGCCGTCGTCCCGCCGCTGAGCATCGAAACACTTCCGCTGGAAGTGCATCACGCCTTAAAACCATTGCTGCGGTTATTTATTGGGTGGCGTTGGAGCCGTTAGCGCGACAGATGATTTCTAACCTCCGTGATGGTTTGGAGGATGAGACCTTTGTCCGCATCATAGGGCTGAAAGACGCGGTCGAAGGCCAGCAGTTCGTCGCAGTCACAAAAGAAGAGCTTGTTGGAAACTACGACTTCGAGATTTTTGATGGTACACTCCCAAGCGAGCGCGCTTACACCGCGCAAGCTTTGGAAGAGATTCTTGGTGGTCTCTTGAAACAACCAGAATCCGCGATAATGTTCGGCCTCGACCCGAGAAAGATTCTCTACGAGGTGATGGAACTACGCGGCATTCGTAATCCAGAAAGGTTTGAGCTTGACAGAACAATCATTAACCCTAACGCAGCGGCTGCGGGGTCTACAGACGCTAATGGACAACCCATTCCTGCGCGAGGTACTCAGCCAGTTGAAGGAGGAGCGGCAAACGGCGATGGTGGAGGTTACTGAAGGTGACGTTAATGCTAATAACGAGCACTTCAAGCATGTTGGCCTTTTCAAAGGTCTCGGAAGGGCTGAGGACTTAATAGTCGAACTGATAACAGAGACCCAAGAAAAACTAAAACAGGAGCAATCACATGAGCGAACAGAATGAAGAAGTTAAAGTAGACGACTTGCGCCCGGACGGAATGCCGAACGCGGTTGAAGGAGAGCGAGACGTTAGAGCCGATGATGGTGCTGGTGATAAGGGTGGTGATAAAGGCGCTGACGACAAGGGCGAGGAAAAGCCTGTAACAGAGGAGCGTTTGACGCAGGTGCTCGAAACCCTTGTGACTGGCATGGCGGACAAGGGTAGTAAGGGTGAACAAACGAAAGAACTCTCGCAGGAAGAAATTGAGACACTGCTCAACGTCTACAAACCAACAGAGAAGCTTGTCGATGACCTCGCGCACGAGGACAAGAAAATCCGCCTTGCCGCTATCAAAGAATTGGTATCGGGCGTCGTGAAGCAATCCAATACGATGGCCGATGCACGTATCCAACAACTCATCGGTGAAATGCGGGAGAAGGAAATTACGCCATTGCAGAAGTACTACGAAGAAGTGGCAGCGCGCCGAGAAGAGGAGACGTTCTACGCCAAGAACGATGACCTCAAGCCATACGAACTAATCGTCAACGCCGTAAGCGCCAAACTCGAAGCGGCGGGGAAAAAGTTCGATGACAAGGGGAAACTTTTTGATGAAATCGCGCGAGTTTCGCGCGAAGCCATCAAATCAATGGGGATCACTCCAAAAAAGGGTGCGACTGGTTCTGCTAGTCGAGTATCATCCAACGGTGGTTCTCGGATGTCTGCGCTGTCAGGTGGTAGCGGCGGACGGGCTGCTGGCGGGTCAAGTGGTGGTAGCGACAACCGTAGACCCGGTATGGCAATCTTCGACGACAAAGAATAGCAAAACGAGAGGACTAAGAAAATGGCATCAATTCTAGGTCTGGTCTCCACTGAGTCAATGTCACAGCCGACTTACTGGGAGGCCAATTTCAGACGGAAGGTATTTCATCAATACCCCAACGGTGCGATGAGCATCATTGGATTACTGTCTCTGATGAAGACTGAAGCGGTTCCTACACCAGAGTTTACCTGGTGGGAGGAAAGGTTTAGGAGGCAATACACGACGACACTATCGCAAGGTACAACCCTTGGCCCATTCCGACTCGATGCGGATGCGGCTGACGGTGTTGACCCGTTTCTGCCAGTTGTCAACACCGCATTCACTCTCTACGTGGCGAGCAACGAGATGTTTCGTGTTGGGCACGTGGTGATGATAACGGGGTTGACAGTTGCTGCCGTTGCGGTTGGTGCAATGAGGTGTGTAGTGACCTCAATCGTTGGCACGACGAAGATTCACATGCGCGCAATATCGTTGCCTGCTGGAATCAGCACTGGCTTCGATAACGGCGTGACGAACGAGAACGTTGGCAAAGGTGTGCTGGCAATCGGCACGGCTTTTGGCCAAGGCGTGGTCAACCTCACAAGCGAAGTGTTCTATCTCCCCGACTCCTTCGGGAACAACACTCAGATATTCCGCACTCCGTTCAGCTTCACCCGCAATGCGATGAAGACACCGACGAAGTTCGACGAATCCTCGGTGTATCGTGAGAAGGCGAAGCAACACTCGCTGTATCACATGGTCGAGATGGAACGCGCCTTTTTGTGGGGTGAGAAGGCGAAGTTTACACCGGCTGGCATAGCTGACCCATCAACCGGCGCTGGTTTGCCGGAGTACAAGACAGGTGGTCTTGTTGGCTGGTTCCTCCCGCAATGGGAGATTGTGAACTCAACCTATCGTGGTGGCGCTGGTGCCCCGGCACTAACCCTCGATAGCGAAGACGATAAGCGCATCATCACCAATGCTGGTGGTACGATGAACGAAGCGACGTACGACGACTATCTTGAGCGCATGTTCAGGAAGACGAACAACGTAACTAACGAGCGACTCGCGGTTTGTGGTAATGGCCTTTTGAAGGTTGTCAACCAAATGTACCGCAAGCTCGGCACCTTGCCTCTTGAGGTCCCAACGCAAGAAGCCTTTGGGATGCGGATTGTTCGTCACGACGCACCGTTTGGGAGTGTGTATTACAAAACGCATCCGTTGTTCAACGAGGATAAGACTGGTGTAGCTACTGAGCTATTCCGCGCTGGCCTATTCCTCGATGTCCACAACCTTCGCTATCGCCCAGTGAGTGATAGCGATACATTCCTCCGTCGTGGAATTCAAACTCCGTCGATGGACGGACGAACCGACGAGTGGCTCTCTGACGCGGGCCTGCAAATGATGTTCCCGGAGGCTTTCCTGTTCCTCCAGAACGTTAATGCCTACGTGCCCTAAACCATTATGGCTGACCTTTTGTCATCAGCTGTCACTGTCCTTGACGCTTGGACAGTAGGCGATACCAGTAGCAAGCGTAACACGGTGAAACGGGTTAAGTGGACGAACACAACCGCAGGGGGCTATACCAATAAGCTCGTTGCGACGGCGTTTGGATTCACGAAGATTCTGAATTGCTCGCATGTTCTTTTGGATAGTGCGACGAAGAAAATATACCCCGCTGCGCCGAGCGCGGATGGAGCGTTAATCGCTCTGTCGAATCCTAACCAAGCCACTGACGCTAATCGAGCGGACGCGGCTGACCTTGCGACGTCAACCGACTTCGCTTTTTGCACAATCGAAGGGGTTTAGCTAACCTCTTCACAACCAAAGGAAAAACATGGAAACCATGAAGATAACGGACAACGTGCGTGAGATGGAACCGCCAGGACCTGGTCAGGCGGATTATATGATGGCAGTGCAGAAGACAGCGTCGCTGCCAGCCATCGCGCCAGGAGCCAATGACGTTGGCTCCTACAAGACCGGTGCACAGCCAAAGGATGATCTTGGTGGTGAGGCCAAGTTCAAGTAAAGGAGTGTTGGAATAGGGGAGGGCGGTATCCTGGAACAAGGTCCGTCCTCCCCACTTTCTTATGCCGTTAAACTCTAACGACTTGATGAACGCTGCTGCTTCGTACGCACAGCGGAAGCGGGAGGATTTTGTTAAGAATGGTTTTGATTGCCTGTTGCGTGCTTGCAATAACGCGCGTTTGTTCGCCGAGCGGCAGGTTGACTTCGAGCTATCGCGGGTGAGTGTGACGGTGCCGAACGTGGATTTGAACAGTGGAGGCAGTCTCGATACCGCGGTTTTGTTTGGGACATCGACTCCGGTCAACGTCAAGAAAATAAAGCGCCCTTTTATTACGTTTGCGGGTAATAGTAGCGCTGTTCCTGTTGGCTTTTACGGTCGAGACAATTGGCTTGGACGATTAAGGCGTTTGTGGGAGAAGGTGATACCGGCACAGACAAGTTCAGTCTCTGTGCAAAGCCTTCAACAGTTTTGGTCAAGGGAGTTCGTCGCAACGCTCCAGCCTTACAGCGTTATCCAAATGGGCCGAACGATATATGTCGCGCCAGCCGACTTGCAAGCTCTCGGTCAGACCTTTCCAATCCATCTTGATGTTCTCAGTTTCCTACCGGACTACGGTTCGTCCACTGTGACAGGAATAACAACTGCTGCCGCCACCAATAAGCTCATAAACAGTGGAACAGATTTCATAACAGGTGGTGTCAAAATAGGCATGATTGTTAATAGGACGAGCGTGGGTGGAGGCTCCGCGTTAGTCGTTTCCATTGATTCTGACAAGCAGCTTGGTCTGAACAGTGATATTTTCCTCACAGGAGAAAATTACTCTATCAATGTTCCGAAGGAGACAGACTTTCTTTTGACCAACTGCTTCGATTGGCTCTTGTATCGCACGTTGTGGGAACTAAACTTTTTCTTGAAAGAGGATGAGCGAGTGGCTTTATCGCGCGACCTCATAAACGAGTCTTGGAATGCGGTGCTGTCGTGGAACGAGAATCTTATAAACCTCGCAACGGATAACGCGGACTTAGCATAGCGTATGGCATCTTATCCCACAATCTCTCCGGCGACGCTGGCAAACTTCCAGCCTGTTATTAACGACCCGCAGTCGAGCGAGGACGCGAATAAGGTTTGGGAAGTTGACTTGCAGACTCGTCGCTTTGTTTATGATTTTTTGGCGAGTAAGTTCGACCAAGCAAGTGGTGACGCGCTCAAGGTAGCGACAATCAACGACGCTTCGTTAGCTGGAAAGGTTAAGGGGTCGACTAGTAATAGTGGTACGCAGCAGGCGATTGTGCAAGGGACGGTGTCGACTCCAGACCTTCGTGACGATGCTGTTAACGCGAACAAGATTCTAGCTAACTCGGTTACAACTGTAAAGATCGCTGATGATCAAGTCACGACGTTCAAGATCAACAACCTCGCCGTTACAACGGCGAAGATCGCGGATGCGAACGTTACAACGGTAAAGATGGCAGCGGATAGTGTTGATGCGACGGTACTTAAAGATGACACAACGGGAGTGGCAGGAGCGGTTACAGCAGACCATATTCGTTCGCTCGCCGTTACACAGGCAAAGATAGCCTTAGCCGCTGTCGGCCCGGATCAGCTTTTTGCTGCTGTTGCACCAGCGCATATTCTTGTCGCGGATGGAACAAGCAAATTTCAATCCGTTGCGATGAGTGGTGATGCAACGATTGCGAGTACAGGAGCAATAACACTGACGCAAAATGGTCTTAGCGTTGTTGAGGAAAAAGCAGCGAATGGGGTTAGTGGTGGTAGTTCAACTGCTGTGACCTGGAATCCACGGGGTAGCACCGTTGCTTGGGTTATCAAGTTTCAGACAGTGGCTTCTCTGATAAATCTTGGTCTAGGTGCTGGCAAGATTTCGTTCGCAGCATCGGGGAACTACATTATCAGTGCAAGAGCGTCGGCTTACAAGGCGGGTAAGAACACGATAAGAATAGCGAGGTATAGTTCCTCTGACGTGTTGCAAGAAACCTTCAACGGCTTGACGCAGAACTGTCCGGCTGCTGGTGCAAACACGACGATGACTTTTGTAGAAGCTCGTGTGGTTATTGCTGGTGGCGATTACATCAAAATCGAGCATTGGACCGAGTTGACAGAAGCGGTTGATGGACTTGGTCTTGCAGTGTCGAGTGGTAGCGGTGACGAGATTCACGCATCAGTTGAGATACAGAAATCCGCGTAATGGCAACAACCCGCAATCCTGTTTTGGTTGATGATGTGCTTGGGGGCTTAGACACCTCCTTGCCAGCGCATTTGCTCAACCCTTCTCAATGGCGTACGCTACACAACATGCGCCACGATCCGAACCTTGTACAGGTTGAGAAGAAGGTGGTGCAGGCGCAGTTCAATACCACCATCGTTCTATGGATTGGTGGGATTCCCAATCCTGTGGCACAAGGCCGTAGCAAGTTGCTTTTTCTAACGAACGATGGTCTCTTCTCCTATCCGACTGGACAAGCGCTCAAGACTGGCTTAATCAGCGACTCGTCGTATCGCCGATGGTCGACCTTTCTCTACAACGGCTCTCTCTACTACATCAATGAACTCAACCCTCTTCGTCGCAATGACGGATCGACGGACGTTGCAATGGCCAATGCTCCTAGTGGCCGATACGCAGTGTCATGGTATGACCACGTCGTGGTTGGTTTTCCAACATACAAGAACAGCGTGTACCCTAACCGTGTCATGTGGTCAGACCTTTACAACTTCGGGGTCTGGGAACCAGCGGCGGAGAACGAGGCGGACCATTATGATTTCGTCGAATGGCAGTTGACGGACTTTCCGTTTTGCGGATTAACGGGGATGGGGAAGTTGGGGAGCACGCTTTGGATTTATACGCCAACCGCGATAATCCCGATGGTGTATGTTGGTAAGCCTAAGGTGACGCAGGTGGTGGAGAGTAGTGTCATAACGGGGATTGGGAATACGTTTCCTTGGAGTCTTGCGGTGATGAACAACGTGCATTTCTTCTTCGATGGGATAAGGAAGACGTTCTTCGCTTTTGATGGCCAAAGCCCACAGCCAGTTGGTGAGCCAGTTCGTCGCTACATGATGGAAAATCTTAACAGCGACCCCGCGCTTGCTGCAAGAATGTGGGCGAGTGTTGATTACGAGCGCGGGGAGATTGTATGGCGATTCATGTCGAATGAGGCGACGGACGAATTCGACAAGCTCGTGCGCTTTTCATTCTGGTACAAGCGGTGGTCAACGGGGTCGGATGAGAACGTTCATGCTTTCTGCGGTCCTTCTTTTCGGGTCAAGTCGATGGGGGAGCTGACGGGCACAATGGGCGCACTCACCGGCACAATGGGAAATCTTGGAACCGATGGCACGTTGATACCAAGGCTTTACGGTTCTGTCTTAACAACCTAACTTATGGCATTCACGATATATAAGAATACTGATGGGTCAGCACCGGTGCTGAGTGGAACGGTCGATAGCTATTGCGCGCTTTTGAGTGCGTGCCTCGTCAACGGCTATGGTGCGAAGTCGGCAGCAGGATGGACAGCACCGTTTGATGGAACGAATAAAACCGTGTTCCGTAATGGAACGGGCAGCACGCAGCGGTACTGGAGAATCCTTGATGACGGCACTGTCCCAACATCAGCGGCGAGAGAGGCGACGATTTACGGGTATGAGTCGATGACGGATGTTGACACTGGAATGAATCCTTTCCCCGCGTTGGTGACGACCTCAATCGTGCGAAAGAGCATAACGGCGGATGCGACGGCGAGGGATTGGATCGTGGCGGCGGATGCGAGAACGGCTTACATCTTTGTGAAGAGTGAAAGTGCGGTTGGTGTGGCTGGGGAGTTCTTAACCGTGGCGATAGGGGATTTCTTCAGTTTCCAAGCGAACGATAATTTTAGGTGTTTTCTGATAGCAAGAAACGTATCGAATAGTGGTGCCGGCGCTAGCGACACGTTCGCACGTTTTGAAGGGAACTTTGTTGGTCCCACAGCTGGTAACTGGATGCCACGAGGACATAACCTAACCTATGGTCCAAGGAACTTTGGCAAGCATGGTGATCAGGACAAAGAAGGTGCAACCGGCATCGCGTCAGGCATTATTCCTTACACCAATCCATCTGATGGTGGTCTGTATCTTGCTCCAGTGTGGATTCAAGACCCTACCACCGCTCCTGCTCCTAGCGTACGTGGACGCTTGCGCGGTATCTGGCAATTCCTCCATCCATCAGCGAGTGTCAATGATGGTGACACTGTTGCAGGTGGTGTCTCAGGCGAGTTATCTGGTAAGACCTTCTTGTTTGTCAAGCTTTGTCCAAGTAGCGCTGGTACTGGGGTCATCGGGATTGAAACATCTAATACGCTAGAAACTAACTAACAATATGGCAAGATTCACGATTTATCGCAGCACGGACTCTGGTGCACCAGCCTTGACTGGTGAGGTTAACAAGCTGGTGTTATTGCTGGATGCTTGCTTGGTGAATGGATACACGGCTGGCGTCACGAGCATCACGCGTGCTGGGAGCACAGCTACTGTGACTGTTCCTATTCCGCACAACCTTTTAACTGGTCAATCCGTGCTCATCGCGGGAGCGGACCAGCCGGATTACAATGGAACATTCGTAGTAACGGTAACAAGCGCGGTGGTTTTCACTTACACTGTGCCTGGTACTCCAGCAACGCCAGCAACAGGAACAATAACCTACAAGCGGTTGGCAGCGGGATGGACTAAGCCGTTTACGGGAACAAACAAAGCATCGTTTCGTCAGGGCACAGGGAGTAATCAGTTTTATCTAAGAGTGCAAGACGATGGTCCTGGTGCTGGAGCCGCAAAAGAGGCGCGAATGCGGGGGTTCGAGTCAATGACTGATGTCGATACTGGCTTGGGGGATTTTCCGACTGTGGCGCAGTTGGCTGCTGGTATTATTTGTAGGAAAAGCTTTACGGCTGACACGGTAGCAAGGAGTTGGGTGCTTGTAGCAGACGCAAGAACTTTCTACTTCTTTGCTTTCTCAGAAGGGGGTACTGCTGTTCAACTTGCCTTTGGTTTTGGAGAGTTTTATAGCCTGCTGGCTGGTGACAATTTCCGTTGTATGATTTCAGGGCGTACTATTGAGAACTCTGGGGTGACAACGAATGATAGACTCGACATTTTCTCTTTGCCAAGTGCGGTTACCGCTGGTTTTTATATCGCGCGTGGGCACAGTGGAACGGGGGCTTCAGTCAATGCTGGTAAGCATGGTGACAGAACCAAGGGTGGACAGCTTGGATGGTTGGCTGGTACAATGGCGTATACCAATCCCGCGAACGGTGCTTTTTATGTATCGCGTGTCTGGGTTCACGATTCTACTACAGCACCCGCAAATGGCCTTCGTGGCAGGATGCGCGGTTTCTGGCACTGGTTGCATCCTATTGCTGGTGTTACGAATGGTGAGTCTTTAACCGGCACCGGGGAACTTGCAGGAAAGTTGTTCTTAGTCGTCAAGGAAAGTGGCAACACTGGCCTCTACATCATCGAAACCTCTGATACCATCGAAACCAACTAAGTGGCAGACCTTGGCACAATTGGTCAGAAAGGGAATCTGGCGAAGGAGAGTCCTGACCAGTCTGCTGCTGCTTCGTCAGAATGGTTTTTCTCTGCGGCTGAAAAAGGGAATCTTGTAAAGGAAAGACCAGACCAATCAGCGTCCTTCACGTCAGAGTGGACGTTCAGCGCAGCAGAAAAAGGCCACCTAGTTTTTGCAAAGGCCCAGTCCGCAGGAAACGAATCAGCATGGGACTTAATCGGCGGGGAGCGAGGGAATTTAGCATGGGGGTCTACACCACCTATCCTTGGCTTCATCGCGCAACAGGGGTTGTTGACATTCAATCGCTTGGAGCAAGCGCCGGCGATGGGTGGGATGTTCCTAACTGCCACGGCGCAGAAGGGTTTGCTGGTTTTTAGTGGTGTTAATCAACTAACGCCTCCGCCACTACCTCCCAACACCATATTCGGTCTCATCCTTCGTGACGAATTGGCAGGAGACACTGTTCTATTGCCAGCAGATGACCCGGTGCTAGAGACAGGGGACCATCACTACGGCAACCTTAACATGGAAAAAGAAACCGACGCGATGATGCCGAATGCGTCGTGGGCGGTTGGTGCGAGTTTGAAGGTGCAGGTGCATGGAAGGCAGTATTTGAGCGACGCGGTGAACTTCAACGAAGCTGACGCGACGGTAGGGAACTGGGTTCCAACACTTCCAGAAGGAAAATTAACCTTCAACGACAAAAAGCGATACGGCCGGGTACTGAGGTATCGTTTTGTCGGCGTCGGCCTGCGCTTCCTACACTTCGACGCGTATGCGGTTAATGTTTACAGCAGAGGTGCAGAGCGGTAACCTTCTGCATTCATCGAGTAAATGCAAAGCAAATGGCTTGCGAAGGAATAAGAACGTGCGTTGATCCGGGGAACTTGTGCTTGGATAACAAGTTCGCTACGGGTGCTTGTGCGCCTTTACCACTTTCTTTGTTCGTTAATCCGGGTGGGAATAACTTCGCGGGTGTGCCGAATGTGCCACCGGTGTTGGAGGAGATATTCAGCGTTGAATGCAACGAGATGGTTGAAGATGTTGTAATCTCCGCACAGTCTGGTCAATCGTTTTATCGCACCACCGACCCGGTCTTCAACCAGCGTTACCGGGCGAGGTTGTTCCTTTTCCAGGTGGATGATCCTGGGACGTATACGATAAGGGCGATGAACAACACGTTCGCACCGTTCATCACGGTTTCAAGGAGCTTTGGAGTGTTTTGGCAGGGCGCGGGGACTAGCTTGACTATTGACGTTTCTGTTGAACAAACTGGTCCGATGACGATAGAGGTGACGACCGAAGCGGCGCAAACATTTGGCTCGTTTGACCTTGAGGTGGATTGTGGGTCAATAGTTACGTCGACAACGCTTTACTGGAAGCTAGATACCATTGTTGGAGGTCCAACAACGTTTACTTCACCAGCATCATCTGGCGGGCGGGATATGTTTGTTTCTCCACCTGGGATAACTCTAGTACCAGGAAAGATAGGTAATGGCTTGTTAGCAAGTTTCATAACAAGCACTCCAGGAATCGACTTCGCTTCTGGACATTTTACAGTCAGGTTGTGGCTTTTTAACCCTGTTCCTTTTCAATCTGGTGATGTTGTATTTGCTTTTAGGGACCCTTTATTTGGTAATGGTTTTTCTCTACGTTGTAACCCAAGCGTAGTTTTGGACGGAACACTGCAATTTTCTGCAAGCGGTTTTGGTGGTGTTGGTGGACAAACTGATAATGTTGCCATTCCAGAAGGAGTTTGGAATCATATAGTCGCTGGTTGGGATAACGATGTAAAAAGGGTTTTTATTCAGTTGAACAATGGAACAAGAATCAGCGGCCCACAAATACCGATAAACGTTTTCAACATTGTTAACGCATCAGTTGTCCTTCGTCCGTTCGCTTCTTCACGATTTGATGAAGTCGCGGTCTACCTTGGTAAGGTTTGGAATTTCGAGGAGACTGCATACGATTGGAATGGTGGCGCTGGTCGAACCTTCCCCGACATCCCATGAGCCTCTACCACTCACTCGAAACCCCACCGATCCCTGGTATCGGGCAGTTCAGGCCGTCGCCGATGCCGATGGAAAATGAGACTCTGC